GCGGCATCGCCGGCCACCACCGTATAGGTGTTGACGTTGGTGCCGACATTGGTCACCCCGCGCTTCCACTGGTAGGCATACGATGTCGGCACACCAAACCAGTTACCCATCGTGCAGTTGAGGACACTGCCAACGACAGCCGGCGGCGAGAGCGTATAAATCGCCGGGGTGTCGACGTATTGCGGCGAGATGCGGCCGGCAGCGACGCGGACCTGTTCTCGTAACATGCCATAATCGGACATATCACTTTCCTTTCCGAGTGGGTTTGGCCTTACCGCCCTTGGTGGGTCGCGGCGGCTTCGGCTTTGACGGCTTCATACCCGGGCCGCCGAACGTGCCGTGCATATTCCCTCTCCTTATTTTGCCTCCAAGGCCTGGATGCGCGCCGTCAGTTCCTTGATACAATTGACCAAGATCGGCACCAGCATTCCCGGCGCCAGGGTTGCGATCTGTTGCTCGTCGATTTCGATGCGCCCGACCATCTCGGGGATGACCGGCTCGACATCTTGCGCGACAAAACCGTAACGGGTTGTCCCGGCCTCCCGGAAAGGCCCGCCGGCGTATTCAAACGAGACCGGGGCGAGCTGCAACACCGCCTCCAGCCCTCGCTCATAGGGGGCGACATTGGTCTTGTAATCGGCATCGCTGATGGTCGACCAGGAGCCGCTGTTGTTGTAAGTGCCGGCGCCGTTAAAAATCGCGTAAGTCGCGCTGGCGCCACGGCTGCGGAAAATGTGCTGTTGGTTGTCGTAGTAATTTTCTCCCGTCGTGTACATCGCGATGTTCGACGTACCGCCAGTATCGTAGATAGTGCGCAGCGCGCCGCTCTGGGTACAAAAGGCAATACCGCCGACCTGATACTGCGCGGCGTTTACCACGCTGGTGCCGGTAATCGTCGGCGCGGCAACAGAGCCTCCGGTGATGGCGCCGCCGATCGCTGCCGTCGCCGCGCTGATCGCGCCGCTTGCCGCCACGGTACTGGCGTTGATCGCGTTGGCCGTGACCGCGCCGTTAAGCGAGCTGGTGCCTGTCACCGCGAGCGTCGGCACCGTCAACCCGCCGGTCATCGAGCCGCCGGTAATCGGCAAGTAGGTTGCCGACAGCGCCTGTAAGCCGGGGTTGAGAAGCTGAAACTGGGTGCCGTCCCAAACTACGTCGAGAACAGCGTATTGCTGCATCTCGCCGCCGACCAGAGGCAGGGTGTCAGTCAGCACCGGGTAGGCGCCCAGCCCCTGGATGTTGAGCGTTACTGGGCCGGTATTGTCGGCCACCAGCGGGAAGAAAGTGAAACGGTCGCCGACCACGAGCGCGGTCGGAGCCCCGGACGTATAAGTCAGGGTTTGCGCGTTGGGCGTGCCCAGCGAGCCGATCAGCGGCAGGCTTGAAACTGTCGGGCCACCGGCCGGGGGGCCGAGATACCAATTGCCGTCGCCGCCATAAACAAACAGGGTTGGAACAGACGGCTGCAGCTCGCCGCCGCGCAATAGCGCTTCACCTCGGAACCGGATCGGCATTGCGCCGGTCCCCACGTCCAGGGTCGCGGGTCCCGTGTTCTGAGAAGTCGGGGAGATCAGAAAAGTATCACCGGCAATCGGGTCCACAGCGCTATAGGGCACGATCAGCGCGTTTTCGGTGCCGAGCGCACCCAGATGAGCATTCGCCCGCTCGTACCAGCGGCGAAGGCCGCCCATCATCGCGCGAGCGCTGTTATTCACGCCGGAGGGCATCATCCCTTCCGGCCAGCCATCAGGCGACGATTGATTATTGCTGTCGTCAATCGGCGACCATGTGTTCGGGTCCGTCACTGTTCCACCCACCGCATTGCTACCCGCCGGCTAATCGCAGCAGCAGGAGACATGATGACCAACCGGCCGCGGGCCGGGACGTGTTCCTGTATCGCCGCGCAGGCCGGGAGAAACCCGACAGGGCTGGCGAAAACCTCGGTGACGACGTGCCCGATAGCATCACGCGCCTGCACCGCACGGGCGTAGACTGCCGGCTTGCCGCGACAGCGCGCGACAGCGGTGGCCTTGTCTTCGGGATAACCCAGGATCTCCGCCATCACTCGATCGAAGGCATCAGTCTCGGCCGGCGCGGCATCGAACAATTCTGCGATCCCGAGATCGGTCGTAACCAACGTGCCCTCGGTGCGCTGCACGGCATAAACACCCTGAGGCAACGCCTCGAGGTCGAGCCGCTCGGCGTCTTCCGGCACCATGTAGCAGGCACGCTTTGGGTGGTTGCGGTCGAGCGTTGCGGCAATCTGCGCGCGGATATCGCCGGCCGGCTCGGGAACCGGGGTCACTTGAGGTAGGCGTCCGCTAAGGCCGCTACCGTCGTGATCAATATGCCATCAGGCTTCGCGACGATGTGCGCGTTGATAACATATGGCACGAGGTGCGCGTCTTCCGGTGAGAGAAAACACGCGAGCATCGACCGTTCCATCACTGCGATAATCTGTTGCGCCGCACTCATGCTCGAACCTCATCTCGATAAATCGATTGCCAATCCTGTTCGCCTGCCAGCACGCCAAGCACCAGGCACGGCAATGCCAGGGCGGCGGTAACGCTCCGGCCGCGCCACAGTTTGCGGGCGCCCTTGACGCCACTTCTCGCAGCGATGTCCTCTGCCCGCCAGCGGAAGACCGTACCAAGCAGCCTCGAATAGAGACTGTCTGGCTTCCTGCGGAGATGGCGCACGCTGGGGATTGCCCAAACGTAGTAGCCGCGGCGGGCGATCTCGGGGTAGGCAGCGAACACCGGCAACCCGGCCGCCCAGTGACGCTTTGGCAATTTGCCCTGGCGTTTCAGCTCGGTGCAGATGATCCAGGCCGCTGGTGCCGCCATTGCCGCCAAAGGCAGACCTTCCAGTCCCGCTGTGGTTGCCAGCCCCGCCGCTAAGGGCGGCCCACCCGCGGCGATCGAGGCATCTGCCAACGAACCGAACAGCGCGCCCTGGCTCCCCAAAAGCCCACCAGTTCCGCCCAGCCCTCCGAGCCCGCCTACTCCCCCGAGGTTCTTCAAAATCCCGGTCGCGCCCAGCCCGGCGCCGAGCAAGTTTGCCACCTGGTTCTGGAAGTAAGGCGTCGAGGTCTGTCCGCTGCCAGCTTGCGGCTGCCCGATGTTTTTGAGATAGGCGCTGAGCGTGTCGTACGGCGCTTGCTGATTGCCGTAAAACCGCTTGGCCTGGTCCTCCAAGGCCGCCTGCTCGAAGCTGCGGTACTGCTGGTCGATGCTGCTGAGCCCCTGCCCGGCCTGCACGGTGGCATTCGGCCCAGCGAGCTGCGCCGCAGCGATTTGCGGGAATAGCCGCAATGCGTCGAGCATCTGCTGATTGCCGCTGGTGTTGGCGGCGTTGAGCCCAGAGATACCGTATTGCTGCGCAAGCTGATCGGCTTGAGTGGCGCTGAGACCGAGACGCAGCGCCTGGTCGTAGATACCCGCGGCAGCCTGGTTGCCGCTGATGCCGGTCTGCAAACCCTGGTTATAGAGCTGCCCGTATTGGCTCGCAGCGACGTCCTGCGCCTGTCTTTCGCGCGCGTAGTTCTGCCCGTAGATGTTGGTCGAGAGATTGGTCAGGCTGTTGAGATAGTTCTGCTGCCCTTGGCTGGCAGCAAGCTGTGCCGCGCCGGAACCGGTGCGACCCGAGCCGGCAAACGACCCGGTGATCCCCGGTGCAGTCGTAGTCTGATAATTCTGGGTGATCGGCGCCATCGCCTGCGCCGCCATCTGGTCGATGTACGGATTAGCGTTGAGGTAGTACCCCGACGCCGTCTGACCGAGCTGGCTGAGCCCGAGGTTGTTATTGGCGGCGGCCCGGTTGGCATACTGGGCGACCTGCGGCGCGTACTGGTTACCGGCATTGGTCGCCAGGTCGGCGACGCTGCGGTAATACTGGCTCGGGCCGGATTGCCCGGCGGCATATTGCTGATAATACGGGTCGGCCGGGTTGGCCTGCGGCGCGAGGGCACTCGAATACGCCGCATTGTATTGCGGCAGCATCGCATTGATGTTCTGCCCGGCATTATACGTCTCGTTATAGCCCTGCCCGACAAACGGGTTGGGGGCGCGAAAATCGGCGAGTGTCTGGCCCGGGTAATATTGCAGCGGGAAATTGTTGAAGAGATTGAGCGCACTATTCCAGCCACCCTGCAGGAAGGGCGCCTGCATCATCTGCGTCGGATTGGTCGTCTGTGCCGTCGTCATGCCGGCAGGGGCAGAGCCTTTGGACATCTAGAGATCCTTGGCGATGATGACGTCGCCGGTTAAATGCGCGCCGGTCCACGCCCGCGCCCAGCCTGGGCGCCCGACACAGGCGATCTGCGTACAGCCGAGTTGCCGAGCGTGTGCTTCGATGGTCTCGATCGCCGGCTTTAGCCAGGCGCGCATATTGCTGCCGCCGCCAAACATGACCTCCAGAACCCGGCGGCGCGGATAGGGCTGCAAGGTCGTCACCAACACCGCCTCGATACCGTTCACGCTCTCGGCGAGCCAGATCGCAGCAGTGCCGGTCATCGCCATCCGCAGAAGGTCGATCGGCTCGTAACAGCCGGTGCGTTTGGTAGCTTTTGCCAGATGGGCCTCGATCTGCGGCCAGTGGCTGACCACTTCGTCGAGTGGCGGCAGACGCACAACCGCCCGCATCGGCTGGGCCATTATCGGCTCGGCCGGAGCATCCCACACAGTCAATGTCATGTCAGATGACGACCCAATCCGTGCCGTTGTACCAGGCAAGCACCGAGTTGGTGCCACCGCCGGTCACCGGACCCGTGGTGACCGAACTATCGATGATGTAGGCCAAGGTGCCGGCAACTGGTTGCGTCGGCAGTGCGCCGAACGGGGTGGGGGCGAGGGAGGGCAGATTGCTCCAGCTCACCAGCGCATTGATGGCGCGGGCCAGGTCGCGGAACCACGCCGCCCAACCGGTGAGCGGCTGGTCCGGCGGGACCGGCGTGATTGCCATCAGCGCGACAACATGCTGTTGAGCCCCAGTTGCTGCGGCTGCACCTGAGTCATCGTCCACCACTCCATCATTTGCTTGAGCAGCTCGGGCGACGGCGGCTGTTGCCCGAATGGCGAGCCTGGGCCGTAATTGTCCGGATCAGCAGGGTCCATCACCGGGGCTTTGTCCGTCCATTCGACCGCTGGTGGCACGGGTCTGGCTATGGTCGGGAATGGCGCGTTATGAAGAAGCCATTCATTGCCGCGCCCCCACAACTGCTGTTGCAGCATGCTGAGAGCATTCTGCTGCGCCATTACCGCAGCCTACCTTCCGGCGCATAAAGCGCGTCGATGCCCTGCAGGTGGCGAAATCCCTGCCCTGCCGGCATCTGCATGCGGAACCGCAGATAACGCCCGGTGCAGCGCTGCGGGCACTCGCCGATCCCGTTGACCGCAACCGCCGGCTCCCAGGTCACCGGATCAGTCAGCCGCTCGCGGTGCCCGACAGCGACCGTTGCGGCGCCGCCATCGATCAGCGGCCGCGTCATCTGCACCCACGAGCGGCGGCCTTCGGTCGGTTGCATCTCGCCGGTCTCCAGCGTCGGCGCCAGAGCCGGGCCGCCGCCAAAAGCCAGGGTGTGGGTGGAGTCGAAAAACGTCAAACGAGAGCCCGATTGCCCAACCCAGTACGGATCATCAAAGCTCGGCAATATCGTATCGAGATCGCCAAACGGGTCGAGCTGGTCGAGATTATATGTGTTGGCGGCGTACATCGCCGTGGTGAGCCACTCGATCGTCTGCGTCGGCTCCAGCTCCACGATCGAGGCGCGTCCCAGTTCCCAATTATAGATCAAGAGCCGGTTGTAAAGCCCGTTGCCGCCAACCGCGCTGAAAGCCCACAGAACGGCACGGGAGCGCGGATCAACGGCGCCCTGCACCAGTTTGACGTATTGCGGATCGAGGAGCCTGAAGAACTGGCGGTCCCATTTCTGCGCCCCGATCGGCGCGGAGGTGGCGCCGTCGAAAGCGTAGAAACCATCCTCACCCAGGGCGTAGATCACTGGACGCACCGCGCCGCCAGCGTCGCGCGCGTGTGATTGCACGATCGAGAACGGGCTGATGGTGCCGCTACTGCCCGCCGCCACCCGGAAGGAGAACAAGGTGGGCGGACCGGCGTATTGGCCAACAACAACGCCGCGTTCCAGAAAAATCACGACATCGGCCGCCTGGGCAAACCCGCTGACCAAGCCCGTGATGTTGCCGAGATCGGTCTGGTTTAGATCCTGGTAGTCACTTTGAAGTTGCTGCGCCTCGACCGAACCCGGAAGGGGCCAACTGGTCGGGTCGCCCAGCGCGCTCCACCACACCCGATAAGGGACGTGGCCGCTGATATCGTCGGTGGTGTCGCCGAGGAAGATAAAGTCTTTGACCGTGGCGACGAACCGAGCCAGCGGTGCGGCCGGCACCACCGGAGGCCCGGTCGGATCGCCGGGCTGCAGATCCTCGAAAGCAGGATCGCCGATCATGATGGTTTGCACCGGGTCCACCCCGTTGGTGGCGATCACCCGGCTGCCGAACGATGTCATATCCCAAAAGCCGCCGCTGAGCGGCGGCAAGGTCGCGTAAGGTGCGCTCGGACCGCTGACATCGCCCAGCGTCGGCGGCGCTGTCGGCGGCATGACGTAGAGCTTGGTGCGGTCGCCGGCATAGACCCACACGCTGCCGTCCGCATCCTTGACGCTATACGAGCCCTGACACGCCTCGGTCAGACTGTTGGAACTGGCGGCGACGGCTGACAGGATCGGACCGTAGCTGCGCGGCGTCAACGGGATGCAGTTCTTGATGGTCGGGCTGCCGGGACTGCCGAAATCGGCCTGATCGGGCAGCCATTCAGGCCACGACGCGATGGTCATTTCTTATTTCCAATATCGCCAGGCGTTATCGATAAACCGGAATTGCAGCCCGGCGCCCGGGCCGTAAGCGCTCGTCGGGCCATCCACCACCGCTGCCCCGCCGCTATCCTGCACGGCAAGCGATGTGACGGGGTTTTGCAACGATATCTCCACCAGCATGTCGGTGGCGGGCTGTGGCGGCAGGCGGATCGTCAACACGGCCAAGGGACCGCCCTCGATATAAAGCCCCGGCTCGCCGGGCAGCATAACGACAGTGGTGCCGGACGCCGGCGTGACAGCACGAAAGGCGGTGCCCGAGGGGGCTGGTGTCGGTGTGGGTGTGGGCGCCAGCGCACTCCCGCCGGAGCCGCCGCCAACCGGCTGCACAATCGTAATACCGTCCACCCGGACCTGCAGCGCGCCCGGCCAGCGAGCCTTGCGGTCGGCCTGTTCGATCGAGGCAAAAATCGCCTCGCGGCGTTGCAGCCAGAGCGGCGCGCGTTCGTCGTGGCCGATAAACAGCTCGGCCTCGGCGAGGCTCCCAAACAGGTACGCGTCGGGATGCACGCGCAGCAGTATGTTGGTCGGGTTTTGCGCCGACAGAGCCGGCCAGGCGGCGTAATAGTTCACCGTCAGCTCGTACTCGGCGTCCGGCTGCGGGTCGAGGCGGGCAATACGGATACCTGGTTCTCCAGTGCCGACACCGAGAATGCTATAATAGCGCGGCGTGCCGGTGGTCTGCGGTATCGGTCCCGGCGGCAGATACTGCAACGGCAACGTGCCGATCGACATCTGGCGTATTTCAGTACACCCGTCCGGCAGATATACGGCGGAGGTGCCGGGCGTCGTCAGTAAGAAAGCCTGGTATTCGTCGCCGCCGATCCGCAACCGCCGCCGCGCCTCGGCCTCGAACAGCCGGATCATATCGGGCACCGCCGGCTGCACCAGTGGATCGGCCGGGCGCGCCAGCCACGACAAGATACTGGCCTGTAATGCCGAATAACTGTTGAGAGCCATCGATTTACAGCCGCCGCGTGCTCGTGCGCAGATAACGCCAATCGGGGTCGTTCAGAAGACGGCGCACGGCCGGCCAGTGCTCCCGCCGATACACGTCGACGCCGTAGCGCTGCATCCACAAGAGCGCCACGTCGACCGGGATGCGGGCTTCCAGGCGCATAGTCTTGTCCCGGGTGACCCAACCGTCACTGTACAAATGCTGCGACTTGTTGATGTCGATCACCGGCTGCACGTCACACGACCGTTTGACAATCGCCAGATCGTCGCCCTCGTCGTAGTCGAAGGTCTCGACCGCACCCGAATACGGATCGACATCGAGGATGATAGGTTTCATGCGTTATCTCTAAATAAAACGGGCGGCCCGAAAGACCGCCCGTGAATGAAAGCACCCAGCCTTTACAGGCGTGGGATCCTAGCCGAACAACGATTACGGTGATGTGAGATCATATATCGCCCCCGAACTCTTCTCATTCTTAGCCGTCAAGGTATACTCGGCGAGGATCATCCGCTTTTCGGCGTCGCCGGTCTTGGCGAGCGGCACTTGCGTGAACGGCCGCAAGTAATCCACCGACCAGTACGACCAGTTCAGGATCAGCGCGTCCCTGGTGCGCATAAAGCGGTTGGCGATGACATTCACCGTGTGGAAGTCGCCGACATACACGTCAACCGTGTTCACCAGCTTCTTCTCCATTACGTCGACTTGCTTTGTCGCGTTGCCGGTGAAAGCGCTGAACGCCTGCTTGTTGCCAGGGCCGAGCATGATGACGTCAACGTCTTCGCTAGAGTTGGTGAAGATCGACTTCAGCACCGTTTGGAACATCGCCTCGGTTATCGCGCGAGGCGTCCCGTCGACCCGGGCGTCGGTGCCGTCCCCCGTTGGATTAGTGCCGACGTGACTGACGTTGGTGATGATCCACGACAGCACCGACGCAAGCTTGGGAGCGGTAGCCGCCGCGCCGGTGACTTTCGCCTGGTTGGAAAGCAGGATGCTCTCCATGTCGATCTTCAACTCCCGCCCGCGTTTCTGCATCTGGTAGGCCAGCTCGGTGCGTCGACCCGCCTTGCTGACCGCATCGAGCGTGCCAGAGATGATCACCTCTTTGCGGCTGATCTGGGTGCGGTTACCCAGGCGAGAGGTGACGCTCGCGGCGCTGAAGGTGGCAACATCATCGCCCTGGAACTGGGCGTTTGCGGTGTTGGCCGCTGCCAGGGAGTCAACTTGCCACTCGTGCAAGACCGCGTCGGCAGTGCCGCGCCCGGCATTGGTCATAAACGGCGTGGAAGAAGGTGACACTAAGTAGATCACGTCGGCAAGATCTTCTCTGAGACCTTGCATGCCAGGCGAGCCGGAAAAGGTGGTCGCCGTACCAGTAATGATAGCCATGATGAGGGCTCCATCTGAGGGATGCCGGCGTCGTCCGACGCTGGCGAGTGCCGCTGCCCAGGCGGCGTTTTACTAAGGCGTTGCTAGAGCAGGTCCATCAGGAGAGACACCGCGTCCTTTTCGGACCCGGTTCGCCGGAGTGTCGCCATCTTCTGCTGCCGCCGCTGGGCCGCAGCACTGTCACTCCGCTGCCGTGGGGCACCGGGTGGCTGTACTGGGGCTGCGGGTGGTGGCGTGCGCTTGGTTTCGGCCGCGCGGCGGGCTTCGGCAGCCCGATCGGCCAACATGGCTTTGTGCGCCACGAGAATGACCCGGTGGTCGATCACCTGGCCGATCTCCTGTTCGCTAAAGCCATGCTTCTGCAACCATTGCCGCATGTCACTGGCAAGCCGCGGCCCTTTTTCGGCGTGCCCAAACTCGGGCATCACCTCGATCAGCCGAGCCTCTTCAACCTGCCGCACCTCGTTCCAGTGCTGGAGTTGCTGCTGCTGGGCCTGCTGCGTGACACGCTGGATCTCGGCCTGAATACCAGCCACCCGACCACGCAGCGCATCGCGCTCCGCGGACAGGCGAACATACTCGGCCGGCTGCTCTGCCGCTAATTGTTGCCAATTTATATCGGCAAATTTCTGGGCCTCGGGGGCCGCGACAAAGAGCAGTTGTTGCAGATTTTGCGCGTAGCTTTGACGCTCCTGCTGTATTTCGCCGATCGTCGCTTGAATAGCTTTGCGATGCTCGGCGATCTCCTCGGTCTTCTGATGAAAAGCCTTGTCTCGCTCGCTCTCCCGCCGGGCAATGACTGCCTGGGCTTCGGGTGGGAGCTGCTGGAACACTGCCTTGTCGTCAAGAGACCAACTCGTGGGCGGCTCAACCCTCTGATGATCGGTCTCGGCGTCCTCATCGCCGCTGACCGGTTCGGTGGTTTGGTCGTCCTCATCATCGCTGGGGACCGGCTCTTCCTCCGGTCCAGCATCCGGAGCCTGTTCGGGCTCGGGCTCGGGGGCCGCGGGCGAGCCCGGCGGCGGTGTCTGTTGCGCGCGGCGCGGGCGCGGATCGAGCAAGCCCTCGATCGCTGCCACTGCCTGGCTTTCGGATAGCTCGGTGGGCGCGTCTGCGCCATTGCTCAGCGGCGCGCCGCCTGCATCACTCATCTGTCCATCTCAGGGCTGGGCCGGCGTCGTCCGACGCTGGCGGGTTACGGTGTTGCCTGCTTACGCGGTCGCTTGGTGACGGCGAGCGCGTACTGCGCGCGCTCCAGGGTCCGCTGTTGCACCAGACCGCTCTCGACCTCGCGCACCAGATCCGCAAGCGCGGTTCGGATCAGTTCCTTGTTCGACAGGCCGCTGGTGTTGCCGAGGACGGCGTCGAGTTCAGGCAGCATCCTGTCTCAAGGCTCGCTCACGCGCCTCGATGGCGCGGGCGTCCCCCAGCATCAACCTGAGTTCGTCGCGGAACAGCTCGCTAGCCCAATAGAGCCGGTACGCCGCCTCTCTGGCCTCGCCCTCACCGGGCGCGGTGTTGCGCCAGCTTTCGATCAATTTCTGTTGCACCCGGTCGAGCGCGGCGTGCAGTACCGGGTCGTCGAGCAACCGGCGGGCATTCTCGCCAAGCTGCATCTTGTCCTCGGGCGCCGGTTGGGTCGATCGCCAGCGCGGTGGCGGCATGTCCCAGTACTCGCCAAGCGTCTTGGCAAAAGCGCGAAATTTCACGAGGCGCTCATCTGTGCTAAAAATCTCCCCAGAGGAGAGCGTTAGTCATGGTCGAAGCAGAGCTAGAGCGCGTCATCGCCGCGCTGGTCGACGATCGATACGCTGCCGCGGAAGGTTCGGCGCGGCGCCGTATGATCGAGCGCCAACTGCAGGGGTTGCGCTACACTTACGAGGGGGCTGGCGGCATCATCGAGGACACCGACCCGGAGTGGGGGTATTCGATCAAGATCAGTCAGTAGCTGCGCCCAACCCAGCCGCGCCCAGAAGCCCGTACAACGGGATCTCGCCATTAATAATACCGCGTCGCACGATCTCCTCGCGCGGCATGCCGGTCAAGGATTGAACTCTCCCGTCTGCGGGTTCTGGGTCGCCATCGGCGCCCCCTCATCCCTGGCGCCGCCCAGCGGTTGCTGCAGCCAGTCGAGCACCGCCATCAGATCAGAACGGCACCCGGTAGCGCGCCATAAAGTTCCCCGACCCCGATCCCCTACCCATCGGCATCGCGTACCCGCCCGACAGGTCGATCGGCAGTCCCGGTACGCTGTATTGCAGTTGCAGGTTTAGCGGCTCGCTGGTTTTCCCGGCTCGTCCGCCCATCGAGTAGCCGCCGCCCGTCAACTCGAGCGGCCAGTCGGCCGGAGACGGCACAGGCATCAAGTTCAGCGGCGTATTCGGCTGGTTAAGCCGTCCCGATGACCCCCCGGCAAGGTCAAACAAATTAGCCGGAGGAGCCCCTCGCGCACCAGGTTCCGTCCCCGCCAGATACCGCCGCAGATAGTCACCTTGGTCTTCCGGCCGGTAGGCCGGCTGGCCCGCCAATAGTTGCTGCAACAAAGACAGCGCGTCAGCCATCAGGCGCTGCCGCCGCCGTTCGGCTCCAGCGGTCGGATGCCCTGCCCGGCGGCATAGGCCCCGGCAGCGTATTTGAGCCGCACCTCCTGCAGCCGCACCTCGTTCTGTGCCTCCATCTGCGCCCGCGCGATCAAGATGTCGTTGGCACTTTTCTGCCGCTCCAGTTCCATCTCGTGGGCTAAGCGGCGCTCCTCCAGCATCAATTCGTGCTGCAGTTTCTGCTGCGCCAGCCCCGCCTCCGCTTGGGCCTGCTGCTGCTGTAATTGGGCCTCCAATTGGGCCTTCTGTTGGCTCTGCTGAGCTTCGGCCTGGGCTTTGAGCTGAAGGGCTTGGATGGCGGCCTGCGCTTTGATCATCGCCGGGTCAGGCTTTTGTGGGCCTCCCGGCGGCGGCGAACCCGGCGGCGGCGGCATGCTCGGGTCGCTGAAGAAGCTGGTCTTGAACCCGGCATTGGTCGTCAGCTCGTGCAGTGCCGCGTAAACATCCTTGGCGTAGACCAAGGGGCCGGTCACGCCGCCCTGCTGCTGCACGATCGTCCCCTGGATCTGGATCACCTGCATCAGGTGGGCGAGCACCTGATCGCGATTGCCGGTGCCGAGCCCGACACTGACCGTCACCGGCATCTCGTCACGCCACTCGCGCGGGTCGACCGTTAGATAGCCGCCGGTGACCCGGATGATCCGCTCCTGCTGCTGGTTTTTGCGCACCAACTCCATGACACCGCGCATCAATTTTTCGACGCCGTGCGCGAAGATCCGGGCAAACAATTCGATACGCTGACCGGCGGCCTGTTGCAGCATCGCGATCGAGCTGGCCGCCGTATTGTTCAGCGCGTCGGCGGTGATCATGCTGCCCTCGCGCGCCACGCCGGTGCGCAGTTCGGCCGTCGTGTCGAGGTACTGCACCAGCGGAAACGTCTTGTCCGCGGTGTAGGGGATCATCATCGGCGAGATACCGCCGAGCCGCTTTGTCCTGACGATGCCGCCGGGGCGCAGGGTTAAGAGATCGTCGTAAGTGTTTTCGTTGACGCTGTCGTCGCCGACTTCGATACGCGGCCAGTTGGAGAGGTACGCATTATCGAGCATCTGCCGCATGATGACCGATTTGACGTACTGCAGATCCATCACCAGGTCCGCCAGGCTCATCCCGACCAACCGGTGGCTCATCGGGATCGGCGTGACGCTGACAAACGGCGCCTCGTCAACGCAGTCGATACACGGCTCGCCATCGCGGGTCAGGATGACCCGACCGTTGCCGGCCGTCATCACCTTGTAGAGCTCGGTGGTCCGGCCAGCCTTGCCGTCGCGGCTGAGCTGGACGTAATTCTCTTCGATCCAGAGATGCTCGCCGGCGTCGGTGCGCTCGTATTGCGGCGTATCGTCGTCGAGCCGGTGGCGCTCTACCCGCTCCTGGTTCCAGTCCAGGCTCTCGTTGGCCGGGATATCCTCCAAAGAGGCCTCGTCGTAGCCCTGCTGGATCAAATCGCTGCGGGTCCAGCGGCGGCGGTGGCACAGGTAGGGAATATCGTCGCGCTTTGCCCGCCGACTGAACAGGATCTCTTCCGGCGGCACGTTTTCGATAACCGCCCGGCCGTGTTCGCGAGTAATCCTGAGAGTAACATCGATCAGCTCGACCGGAGGAGGCGATGGCGGCGACATTGACAGCGGAACAGCGCCTGGAGGCGGCGGAAGGGGCATTCCACGCGGCGGCGATGATGCTGCTGAACCTGGAAAGCGTGCCGCAGAAATGGCGGAACCGTTTATACCCGGCGCAGTTGGAGTTAGCCCATAATTCGCTAACGGCGGCACGGGAGGCCCTAGAGGCGGCATGGGAGGAAGTAGAGGCGGAGGAGGCGGCACCTGCGGCCGATCCATGTTGAACTCGTCAGCGTCCTGGGCGTAACGCCGGATTTTCACCACCTCGACATCCGCGTCCTGGCCCAACAGCGCGTCGTATTGCTCCTGGGTCAGCCCGGTATAAGTCTTGCTTTCGACAGTTTTCTGGGTGTTCCACCAATACTTTACCCAGCCTACCTTTTCCAGGAGCGCATCGAACAGCCAGTCATGGAGGATCATAAAGCCGGGGTTGTCGCGGTGAAAAATATGATTGAGGTACTCGCTTGCCTGGGCGGCGCGCGCCTCCAGCCCCGGCCGCGGCGGATCGACGATGCAAATCTGATCCGAGGCGGTAAAAATCCGCAAGAGTGCCGGCAAGGCCCACTCGACAGCCTCCAGGACCGTCTTGAAGACAAGCTGACTGCGGCCCTCGACCTCGTTGCCTAAGGGCTCTCCGGCAAAGTATTTCTGCGCCTGCAGCCGCTCCTGCGCTAGGCTCCCGCCATCCTGCCCGAGCGCCGCTTGCAATTCCTGCTGGACGACCTGTTTTACTTCGTCTTCGTCCAGCCCGTCAGGCAGGTCGAGCCCTTGCGCGACGGGCTGCTGGTAGTCGGTGCCGAAATTGCCGATCATCAACGAGCCTTCTTGCCCGGCTTCCGCTTGGTTGCCGTCACTTCGGCCAAATCGTACTTTTTAGCCAGCGCAACCAAACCCTTCTCCAATGCCGTCTTAGGCGGGTGGCCTTTTGGCTTCGCTTTCATCGGGTTGTCGCCTTCTTGCCAGGCTTCCGTTTGGCGGCGTCGGCCTTGTTAAACTCACGCGCGACGGATTGTGGGATACCGAGCTTTTTAGCAAATGCCGGGTTATGCGCCGCCGCCGCCATCGTGCGGCGCTGGGCCGGCGATTTTGACGGCACTATGACACCACCCGCCGCCCGGTGCCGCGCCCGTACAATTGGTTCTTCTCCTTGCGGGCTGCGGCGTGATCCGGCGATGGCCCGAGCAATTCTTCAAGGCTCTCCTCGTGACCGTGAACGAGGCCCGCCAGCTCGGTGCAGCGCTCGCGCAGATTGTCGACGAGCACCTCCAGACGCGCCACGCGCTCCTGCAGCTCAGTGAACATCACACTGTCACTCTGTGTCATTGATTTTCCTGTGTTTTATACGATACCAAGTTGCGGATAGCGGATCGCCTTCGGCCGCCCGGCCGGGGTCTCGTACGCCACCGCCATGAGCCCCGCAGCGTCGGCCGAATGAGACGCCCAATCATGCTCGGGTCCCAGTCCAACGTCCCGCACGTCTTCGCTGCGGCGTTCGTGATACCAACCCAAAGCATCGCGCCCCGCCTCGGTCGTGTCGGCATTAAACCAGAGGCTCGGAAACAACCGCCGCAGCGCTTCGATACGCGCCCGCGCTGCGCCGCGACCCTGGTTGGGGATCACCTCCACATTGAACCCGGCCGCCCGAAAAGCACTCTCAAACGACACGTCATAGACCCGGTCATGGGTCGCGCCGTCATGGGGGAGAAAAATCTGCGCCTTGCCCCAACCGCGCTCGCGCAGCCAATCGACATGCACGCCAAGGCTCTGCCCGACCGCCTCGTAGTAATCGAGCACCCGCACCTCGCGACCGACAAACTGGCAAACCCACATCGCGAACGCATCGCTGCGGGCGCCCGTGCCGCCCAAATCGCAATACGCTCGCACCGCCAGCAGCGGGTCCTTTGTGACCCGGCCGATGCGGCCCTCTTGGCTCGCATCCGACAGAAATTTGGCGTAGTAGGCGCCGGCGTGGGCGATTGCATACTCGCCCTCCCAGATGTGCGGGTACTGCTCCGGCCGCTTCGCCTCGTCCTCGCGGCGGATCTGATCGAGGGTCGACGGGAACCAGGCGTTGTCGCGCCAGTTCAGTTCGACAATCTTGCTGTTTTCCGGCGGGTTGACGCGAAATCGCTGGTTGGTGGCGCTGGCGCGCCGCTCGGGGTTCCAGGTCACCCAGATTTCCGCATTCTCCTCGCGGACCGTGGGTATCGCCTTCTGCCACGCCATCTCCGATACCGGCTCGGCCTCGTCGACCCACAGAAGGCGTATCCTGGCGGTCGATTTGACGCTCTCGATGTTTCTTCTAAGGCCGACAAAAGAGAAATCGATCCGCCCGTCGCGGGTCCGAATGAATTTCTCGCCGATCTCGTAGTTAGCGGCCAGCCACGGCTCGGTCTCGATCGCCTGCTTGACCTCCGCCATGCTGCTTTCGTCGAGGCTGTTCTGGAACTCGCGGCCGCAGACAATAACCCCGCTTTCCTTCGCCAGGGCACAGCGCAACCCGTGCACCGCCGCCATCTTGGCAAAGGATCTGCTCTTTGCGCTACCGCGACCGCCGTATGCCCCACGATACAACGCCTCGCCACTGAACACCGGGATCAGTTTCTCCGGCAGTTCGATCCGCCCCGCGGTCATATTACGCTCACGGACAGACATTCACCACGCCGGCGTTATTCCACAGCGTGCCGGGCGCCGCCCCGGAACAAGACCCCAGCATTACCGGCAGGACAATCCCGGCCGCCTTCACCGTGCCATCACGCGACACCGCGAAATACTCCGGCGATCCCGGTGTCCCCACCCAAATCGCCCGGTCGTTCGGCGCCGTCCCGATCGCCGCCGCCTTGATGCACAGCCCGCAGTGCAACCGCGCTGCCGAACCGGCCGCCTCGCCAAAATAAATGCCTCCCGTCACGTTCTGCGTGCCGGCCGGCATCAAGTGCATGATGTATTTCGATGTCGTCGTGTCGTGGTTGGGCTGATCCAACGCTGCAAAGTTCTCCAGTGACATCTCGGCCGCCAGCGCGTACCCGTCCGACCCAGCGTCCACCCGGCCGCTGGAAAATAACCCCCAGGCCCGACCCTGCATGTTCGGCGTCATGACCCTGCCCCGCGTGTCCAACCCTACCATGTCAAGGTTCCGCGCCCCGGACGAGGGATCGCGCGTGTATGTCTGGATCAACAGCCCAGCCCGCTCATACCCCGGCCCCGTCGTCGTCGTCGTCTCCGCACCACCCTGGATGTTTAGGATAAACCGATTGCCGCCAGCCCCTGTCGGGTCTTCCAGATTGGCATTGTACCCGCTGTAACTACTGCCCCAGGCGCCCGGATCCGGCAGGATAGAGCCCGGCGGTATCGACTTGATGCCCGACACTACCGGGTTCGTCACATTCGACATATTCTGGTACATGTCAGCCACAGCGATAGTGCTGACCAGCGCCAGCACCGTCGCAGCAGGAAAAACCCGGCGCATCAAAACCCCCAGTACTGGCGCTGATTGCTGGTGAGTGCCGCGCGCTCAGCCGGGGTCAGTGCGTAATTGTCCCAGATGATCAACTCAGCCTCGCGGATACTCCCCACACTCGGCCCGATATTGCCGTAAACCCCCGCCGCCGCGCTGCCAGTCAATGTCCCCGTCGTCGCCGTCCCGTCGAGAAAAGCATAGCTCGACGCACCGTTCAGCGTGCCCTGAAAGGCGTGCCATGCCGCATCCGCCGCCGCCACCGCCAGGCTGCCACCCCCGCCAGTCGCAGCGTCCCAGACCCACGTGTTCGCCGCGCCGCCGGTATACAGCCGGTTGACATCGCCATTCAGCAACGCAATCCGCCCCACACCCGTCGTCCCGGCGTTGCGGTTCGCCACCGCCGACAGAGACTGCACACCCGTCGCCGGCGTCACGCTGGCCGACTGCAACGTCATGCCGCTGTTACTAAGCTGCAGGCACGGCTGGCCGCCGAGGCAATTCGCCACAAAATCCGGCTGCCCAGGCCCAAAGCCCTGCGCAATGTGGCGCGCGTTGCCGCTCTGATCATACCAGGTGTCCATCGTGCAGGTGGTGGCACTGCAGAACGCACTCGCCGCCGCCACATCCAACGGCGCCCCGGTAAAGCCGGTGAAGCCCAGAAAATTGATGTTCTGGGTGGCGTTGTCGCTGGCCCGCCGCAATTTGATGCCGGGGCCAGCGTAGCCGCTCTTCAGCTTGCGAAAACTGTACGCACCCGCCGGGCTCGCAAAAGACCCACCGCCATCCAACGGCGCAATCGCCCCCGCCAGCCGGTGCCCAGCACGCAGCACGTTTGGCCCGGCGTGCATCCGCGCCACCACCGGCGATGCCGCCAGCAGCAGCACCGCCGCAGTTAGGCCAGCAACCCTCATAACCCGTCGCCCGGCGTTATATAAAGCGTCGCCGCCGTGCCGCCGGTGATCCCCGCAATGTACTGCTGCGCACAGCCCAACACTTCAACCGTGCCCGGCGCAATCGGCAGGCTCGCGGTCGTCGCGACAGCCGTGACATCGCCGCAAACGATGAACACCGCCACCGTGCCGCTATTATAAAGACGCATAGCCTTGCTGTTCGGCCCCGTCTGCACCTGCACCCGCGAGGTCGTCCCGGTCGCCGCCAGGCTCACCGTCGCACCCCCCGCCAGAAAAGGAACCTGCGCGCGTGCGCACATATATATAGATGACAAGATTAAAACGAGCGCGGCGGGCGCTAGAACACGCAAAGGTTGTGGCGATCTCATGCCGGGCCTCAAAAAAAAATATTCGGGAGGGTGCGGCTGACACGGATGCGGTGCGCCCCCAACACGGATGCGGTGCGCCCCCAACACGGATGCGGTGTGACCAGACGGCTACAGCGCATGAAGCGAGAGACGAGATGGGGGGCCGTCAGCCAGCCGGATGGAACCATCGTCTTCGGGGGTGGCCCCAGGGGGCCTAGTCCAGGTGAGCCGCGCTGGCTGCTGATTGTCCGGGAGGTAGGCTCCTAACCAGACCAGACGGCTACAGCGCATGAAGCGAGAGACGAGATGTCTCGTTAGGATCTAGACCCGCGCCGCACTGCGTCTCTTAACCATCGTTTCGACCCTGATGAGACGCAAATAACGTCTCATCGTCTCGTATGTCTGGGGTTCACCCAAGCGAGACTGGGGCGAGTTCTAGCTGCAAAACAAACAGCGCGTGATCGGTGCGTGAGAAAGCCAGACAACCCCTCAGTTTCCGGCTTTGGCAACAAACCCAAGCTAGAACTCGCCCCAGAGGTTACTCGGTTTCCGGCTTTGGCAAACGACGCGTGATCGGTGCGACCGGAATCAACTCGATGCGCGTCACGATCGGCGCGTCGGGGTTGCCGACTAGCTCTTGAGTGACTTTGTCGCCGTACTGTTTCGGCAGCAGCTTGGAAAGCATCCACTTGCGGCTGTCGACCTGTAGCCGCTGTTTCTGAACTAAAGCATTGTCCGCTTCACCATTAAGACCAATACACGACGCATCACTAATGGCGATTACTTCATCCGCCAAGCGTTCAAGGCCGATAGCTTTCGCGCGCGCGTATCTTTCCGCAAACGGTGTCGCGCCATTTCTAACCGGTTCTCTCTCAATAGCCCACGATCGCACTGTACTCGCAGGTGGCAGATGCACCTCGCGACAGATATCTTCGAGCCGTTCGCCGGCAGCCAGCCTGTCGAGTATTTCCCCGGCTATTTCTTCCGAGAACGTCCACTGCCGGCCGCGACTGCGTTTGGGTGGCGGGTCGATCGCGTCGGCGATACGACGAAGTTCACGCTGCAAGGTCAGCGTCCCGCTCCCCCTCGCCCGCGCGCGCGAGCGCGCACAATTCCTTTAGCAGCGCGATAATGGCATCGAGCTTGGCGAGCATGGCCTCGACGTCACCGTCGCGCATCAGGGCGCCCGCACATAAATCGACATAGCGTAGCTTTTTACCCTTGCAACTCGACGTGGCGTCAACTATCTTCTGTCTTGTCAGACAGACACACCCCGAACCCGGAGCACATCAAAATGACCACGTACACACTCGTCATTGCAACATCACCCGGCACAACCCTGCTGATCGGCTCCCCGGTAGACGGCGACCAGGCCGGCGTTAACCAGGCGATCGCCGGGCACCGCGAGATGGAACGCGAAGATCACATGGGCTACGACGATGACGACGAGCATCGCGACACCGCAGGCGCCGATATTGAATTGATCCCCGGCTGCACCCTGACCGATGACGAGCCGGAAGACGAAGACCGCATCGTGTGGCAGGGCCACGAGTACGGCTGGCTGATCGACGAAGACGGCAACCCCTACAAATACGCAATTCGATGACCGGCCCCGAACTCCGCACCGCCCTCAAATCCCTCAGCCTCCGTCAGACTACACTGGCGGAGGTTTTGGGCGTGTCGCCGAACACCGTTCACCGCTGGGTGAAAGGCGATATGGCAGTGCCACGATACGCGAGCGCATATGTGGCGCTGCTGCAACTGTTAGCTACCCGCAATCCCGGTGAATAAACACATCCGGAACTACCGGATCTGGTGTCGGACCGCACCAGCAATCCGGTGAAGAAATGTGTTCCCGACCGTGCAAATCGTCACCTTGCGCGGAGCTCTCGTGCGCCAGCGCGAGCACCGCAGCATTGATGTCCGCGACATAGCCCTCGCAACAATAGCCGAACCCGACCCCGCCGCAGGCTGGGCACGGCTGGGGCGGCTTGGCATCCGCCAGATACCCGGTGCCGTGGCAAGCCTCGCAGATCATATTCCCGCCTTTGCCCTCAAAATCCCCTAGGAAGCAGAATGTCCACCAATTACAACGCCAATCGGCGCAGTCAACGCGAACGCCGGGCGGTCCTTGAAACTTTGCGCAAACAGCTTGGCGACAAGCTATTTGCCGATTTCATGATCGACCGCTACGCCGAAAGTGGCCCTACAATCTCAGTCGCGGACCTTCCTTGCCTCGTCGGGGTATGGCTCATAAATCGCCCTGGAAGCCCGCCAGATGGGGTAAAGGTTTTGACGGGCAAAACCACCAGCGAAACGCTTTAGCCCCACTGGCGGCCACGACATGCGATTTCTGAGGCCATCCTTGCTCGGTAGACGGGTCGGGCTTGAGGGATGGGCTGATAACGGGGGATCATCGAACCCGCCCCACCCGCCGCCGGCATGGTCGCAACATGCACCTAACCCCCTATCTGGTGGGTACCTGGCGTGTCAAGCCGAAATGTAGCGCCAGCACTGGCAATGTGGCCATCAGCACGCCCTTGGCGGCTCCGCCCCGGCCACCGATCCAGTTTTGCCGCTGAGCCCAGGCGGACAGGCTTTCGTCCCGCCCCAGGACATCCCAGGCGAGACTGCCCATCGGACTGCCGAGACCACCGAGCGCATCGAGCGCCAGGCCGAGCTGCCGCCGGGCGCGTTCGCTGCCGCTGCCATCGCGAAGCTGCCCGCCGCTGCGCACCCGCAACAGGTCGGCTGCCTGCAATGTCGGCACGGCGGCTCTGCGGGCGATCTCGCCGAACTGCAGGCCGGCGGCATGCTCGCTGGGGCCGATCTCGCGGCGGGCCAGCAGATTGTCCAGGACGCTGCGGCAGTGCCAGGGGTGACCGATCGCGCCGGAGCTGTCGGCGATAACCGGGCTGCGGGCGATGTTGCCGTGCTGCCAGCGCTCCGGGGTGGGTGCGAGGTTGGCGCTAATCCGGTTCACTCTCGTCCTCGGGTCTTGATAAAACGTGACATCACCATATCCCTACGCCGGTTTCTGTCTTGACATAAAAGTTCTTATCCCCCCGGGGGCACTCCTCGCGCAACATGACCGCACCGCGCTTCACGGAAGCCTCCTCGGTGCCGAACACCTCGACCGAGTGCCCGCAGCGGCTGCCGGTCACGATCAATCCAGGGACACAGACGCCGTAATCACCGTCCAACTCCTCCTCTTCGATTGTAAACAATACGCGTGACATCTTGTGGTGCCTCCTCTGGGACCTAGAACGAAACTAAGAGCAGGACTAGAGCGCACTAGAACTGACTAGAACTGACTAGTTCAGTGTTACAAAGCGTCGATAATGGTCGATACATATACAAGGGGGGGTTTTTATCCCTTTTTATATCTATCTATATACCCCCCCCTGCGTATCGCTTTCATCGACAAATTTTCTATCGATAGCGCCCGAGCTGGTTCATCGCTTGTTTCACCGCGGCAACGCGGGCGGTCTCTTCGGCTAGTCGCTCCGGAAAAATCTGCTGGAGCCTCGGGTTCACAAACCATACACGATTTGTGTTGGGATACGGCTCGGCCGGTTTGGCCCAGCCACCGTTGACGAGCGGCTCCATCGCGATGTTGAGTTCCTTGGTGGTCATGTTGCGGCAGACGGCGACATTCCGCATCAGATCGCGAGCGCTGACTTGGCGCGGCAACAACCGCAACAGATAACTTCCGATCGCCTGGGTGCTCGCGCGTTTTTCCGCTTGCATATACAGCTGCGCGCTGTGCGCCATCTCGTAGTTCACGAACTTCTTGGCGCGACGGACGGTATCCGGACCAATTACGTCCTGAGCCGGCGTCTCCAGAAGATGCAGGATCAACGCAACACGGGCGTGCAGCCCGTGCATTTTGTGCGCTTCTGCGGCAAAAGCCTGTCCCAAGTCGGTGGTTCTGGCGAGCGTGCGGCCCTCGGCTTGCGTCTGCCGTATTAACGCCTCACCTTCCGATGACAACGTGTATTCATCAAAAGGACTTACCAACAGTAGACGCTCTATCGCCGCATCAAGCGTCGGTATTCCAGTATAAGTCACGCCCGTTACGACCCCTGTCTCGGGACCGTTTTTGAGCTTTATCTTGATAAATCGCTGCATCAACCCATCCCCTGTAATTTTGAGGTGATCCAACACTCGAAACAAATGAGTGCCCCCGCCGATCATTAGCCCGGTATTATCCAGGTGAAGCGCACCGCGCTTTACCCGGATCAGCGTGAAGGGCTTGGCTTCATAGCTTTCCAGATAGAAAGCCCGAGACGACTGCCCGCCTCCGGGGGTTTGTGCGTACCGGTCGAAATCCAGAACCACCGACAACTCGTCCCGCACATAAGCCAGCCCCCGCGGCGTATGGCTAAGCGCGATCTGCACACTCTCTACCGTGACATCGTTCACCAGCACCGGCCGGATCTGCGGCGGCAGGTTCTGCTGCCGATACGCGGCCGGCTGCGCCCGATACTGGGTTTGCGCCGTCTTCCACTGCGCCATCGCCGCGTTATGGGCCTTCTGCACCGGCTCCATCGCGGTCTCCCAGATCGGCGACTTCATGCTGCCGCTGTCGCCGATCAGCATCACCCAGATGATCGGTGGCGTGGTCCATTTGGCGCCATTGTACGGGCGCAGCCGGAGCCGCTTGTCTGCCGCGGCGGATACGGCTGCCAGGACTGCCGTCGCAAGCCCACCGTGATCGAACTCGTTTTGCCGGGCGCAGGCGGCAATCTCGCTCTCGACCTGGTCTTTGAAAACACCCCCAGGCCAACTCGGCGGTATCGGCTCGTCCCATAAGTCGAGAGCCTCGCTAGGGACTGCCGCGATAAGCGGGGCTATTCCCGGGCCGATGCGCTCGACATCGTCGAACTCCAGCCGGGCCAGGCTCTCCAGGCCGCCGCTGTCCTCCCGGATCGAGGCATCGGCCCAGGCCCGGACATCCGCCATACTTCGGTCTTCGCAGTGCCCGTGATGACATTTGAAGCGCTCCTTGACCGGGACGTAGCTGGCGGCCGACCGGGGATCGGTGTGTTCACCGGCCCACGGGCAGATCACCTCGAAGCCCCACCCAAACGGCATACTCCGGCCGTGGTCGAGGACCATGCCGCGGTCCCGAAACACCTTCAGGACCAGGTCCGCCTCGATCTCGGCCGGGTCGGGCATCCCGGTGAGCAAGCTCACCCTCGGAAGGGTCGGTGTGATCGTGCCCAGGCGCTTCTCGATCGCCGGCCAGTCCAGGCGATCGATGCGGGTGTCGGGCTTCCAGTACACCAGCTTGACCGGGAACCCGGCTGCGCCGTTCTTTGCTTTACCGTTGGTCCCAACCGGTAATCTTACCAGGGTAGTCGGCTTGACCAGGTTGTCCCCGGTGCGCCCCAGCGCCTCGTACAAGGCCCGCAGCATGCCGGTGACCCAGGCGTGGTCGGTGAGTGGCTCGATAAACCAGCCCGCGTGGAAGTTTTGTCGTGAAGTCTCGATGATGTAGCTCGGAGGCCCCAGGATGGTCCGGGCTCGGTCGGCCACCACCTTGACCCCGTAATCATCCAGGACGATCGCGTAGAGCGCGCCGAAATCCTGCCCCTGACGGCTGCCGCCCGGGACCGGCAGGCTGACATCCCAGTAATTGTTCATACTAGGCGTCATCACCCGCAGGACATCGGCCGCGGGGTAGACCCGCCAGTCGGCAGACTTTTCCGGGTCGCCCAGGAAATACGCCACCAGGGCTTCGCCCCAGCGGTCGCCAAAGACCGCCTGCAAGAACTGCTCGTTGGATACCGGAAAAGGCACAACTCGGGTGTCGACGGCGGACATGGGGCCGCATCCTCTCAGCATCGGTGGGATGTGTGGGGTCGTCGTGTAGGCAGGGACCGTGCGGGTGTACGCACTTGCCGCATACACAGCCTGCGCCCGCGCACCAGCGCCTGGCAATGGGTTTTCGCCCCAATCTTGCCAAAAAACCCGAGGCGCGCTATATCGGGCGCGGCAACTTAGGTTATCCTCTCGGCCGGGAGTGGTGTCCCGCGTCTGGGTTGTGTGTGGGGCTTGGTGATGTCGTGTCGCCAAACAAAAAGAGGGCGGCGATCCCCCTGTCGGGATCGCCGCCCTCGCCGCGTTTGGAAGGTCAATCCAGGAGACAGACTTCGAAGCTGCCATCCGGTTGGGTGATTGAGGCGTAGCCGTACTTGTAGACCCGGACGATCTCGCGCCGCAGGTCGAACAGGGCGAGCGGCAGCATGGGTGGGTCGCCAGGGTAGAGCAGCGCACCGTCCGTCCGCATTGAGAAGCCCGGTTGCGGGCGCCAGCCGCTGATGTAATGCGCGTCGATCTGCTCGGCGGCGCTGCGCGGGTCGGTCTCAGACAGGAAAGACGGGATCAGCCCAAGGACCGCGGGCGTCCCGTTATTCAGCAGAAACCAAATCATGACCTCCTCGCGACCAAGCCTCACTCAAGGAGGGAACCACACACGCAATATACCGGACAAACAGCCTTGGTATTGGTCCGGCAGTATACCACACAACTCCCGGGCGTTGTTGAAGACCGCTACTGCCCCCGACTTCAGGGGCAGCAGCTGGATCACATCGTCACTGTAGAGGCGGGAAAGCGCCTCTTGTTCGTCGGGGGTCATTTGATCTCCTCACGTGAGGCGGCCCCTGTCGGGACCGCCGCCCTCGCCGCGTCGGGCCTAGGGGGCTAGGCGGGGGGCTAGGCGGGGGGCTAGGCGTTTAACAGCCCGGCGCAGATGGTCGGGTCCGCCGACGCGACCGTGCAGATTTTCGCCACTCAAGAAGTTCTGCCGTGGACGTGTGGTAGCGACGGCACGCTTCTTCGATGCTGATGTCTCTGCAGTCGATGGCCAAGAGGACTTCCGTTTTTCGTTTCTGCGTCCAGCGTTTGATGTCGGCCGGTGGGGTGGGTCTTTGGATCATGCGTTGACGGCCCGGCGCAGATGATCGGGCGACAGGTGCAGATAGTTCGCCTCGATCGTCGCCATCGTGTCACCCATGACCTGCGCGATGTCGTACAAGGGCACCCCCCGCATCGCCTTGAGCGAGCCCCAGGTGTGCCGCAAGACATGCGGCGTCACCCACGGCGTCGAGGTCGTGCGGGCAAACCGGGCGAAGGCATCGCCGATATGGTTGACCCCGATGACCCGGCCCCAAGGATGCCCTGCGGCGTCCTTGGGAGCCCGTAGCCACGCCTCTTTCAAGATGGGCATCAATCTATCGCTGATCGGCAAACCCTGCACCCTGCGCTTCTTGGTGAGCCTCCTGCCCGGTACCTGGTAGTTGATGGTCCCGCGGCCCAAATCCACCCGGTCCCAGGTGAGGTCGAGGATCGCCTGCCGTCGCGCCGCGGTCTCCAGCCCCAAACACGCGAACAGCATCACCCGGTGAGCGGCTTCGCGGTCCGCTCGCCGCGTCCAGCGGCCGGCCTCGCCCCAGGCCACGGCGGCGTCCCAAAAGGTTTTCTCCTGTGCCTCGTCGAGGAACTTTGCGCGCGGCGGTCCCGACGGCGGCAAGATCCGCTTAAAGCTTGGCACCTCGTCGCGGCTGATCTGACGTGTGTCGGCGGCCCATATGAGTACCGTCCGCAACGCCCCCAACTCGCGCCGGATGGTCCCGGCACTGCGCTGTCGCACCCTCGCATAGTCCTGCAGGACGATGCCGTCGATCTGCCTCGCGGTGTAGTGCCCCAGCTCGGTCCTGACCGCGGCCAGCACATACCGGCCTACCCGGGCCTTGCCCTGCACCTCGACAAACTGCAGCCAGCCGCGGGCCAACTCGTCGACCGTTGGCGCCCGTGCCACCGCTACGGTAGCTTGCCCCCGGGCGTCGGCGCAGAAGCTGTCGAGATAAGCCTCAGCCTGCGCGCGGTCCTTTGTCTTCGTGCTCTCGCGCCGGGTGAGGTAGCCATTGCCGGTGGCGTCGGTCCACCAGACTTCCCAATAGCCTTGTTTGTTGGTCCTAAGCCGGATCTTACGGTAGGTGCCGATGTCCGGACGGTTTGGGTTCGCAACCATCTGTGAAAATCATCCTCCGGTATGAGAACAGGGCGGCCTGCTATCCACGGCAGTCCGGCCTGGCGCCGCAGCCGCGCGATCTTGTGAACGGAACACCGCAACAAGAGGGCTGCCTCGTGCTGCGTCAGGTACTTCATTGACTGGCTAGACCGCCCTGGATGAGGTCGCCCGGCTGCAGGCCGTCGTCTTCGACACTCTCGTCGGTCGCGGCTTTCTCGCCGGTCTCGGCTTCCTTGAGCATCGCATGGATGCTGGCAGCGAGTTTCCAGTGGATCACCCGGTCGACCTGGATGCGGATCTTGGTCGGCTGCGCCGGCAGCGATGTCAGGATCAGGTCGCCGCTGGCGCCAGCAACCGCGGGATGCTTGGCGCTCGACCCTTGAGGGCGAGAGCGCGCCGGGTCTGCCGCCGGCTCGCCAGCAAGCTCTTCCACCGAGAGACCCACCGCCGCAGCCAGCCGGGCCATGATTTCCGGGCTGGGGTAGCTGACGCCGTTGAGATAGTGCCCGATGCGGTCTCGGCTGCGGGCGACATTGTGGCCGCGTTTGTCCCGGGCGGTGCCCCAGACCCGTCGGGCTACCTCGGAGGAATGCAAACCGCCCCG